AAGTTTTTCTCAATAAAAGAGCCGATTCTTATGATCTCGAAAAATGGAAAGGGCTACTATAGACATAGCAGCTAATTACCCACTCTCTCCTCCTCCCAATAATAGTCCTAGTAGCATCCGCGGGGGGTGTTTTGGTGGATATTACCTACTGCGCTGGTGGGGATTTGGTATAGACTTGAACAGAGTCTCCGCTAGTATAGTTCCCCCAACTATCTTATTGGGGGACTTAGGGTTATGGATAAATGGTGCGAGGCGAATTTCATTCTCGCACTCTGAGCGATATTGAAGAGTTGTTAAGGAGAGTGAAAACGCTTATTCCCGACGCCCAACCTTATATGCACCATCCCAAGCGAGGGAAGGCTTAATTGTGATATAATCTCCGTGTAAAAAGAGAGCAAATAATGATACTCAATGATGACGCTAAACAACTTCTTCGAGAGGCAATAGCAGGCCATACGCACCGAATATGGACGAAATGGCTGAAATATATGTTCTCTAAAGGAGTCTTCCAAGAAGATGGTTCATGGAAACTACCACAGGAGTACACAGACAGATGGACGAAACAGATGCAGACAAAGTATAAAGGTTTGCCCGAGGGCGAAAAAAAGAGTGATAGAAGAATTGCCGATCAGTATCTAACTATATTTTGGCTATTTCAACAGAGGAATAATGACAATTAGAATTTTGGGTTATGATTATCATGTAAAATACTCGCCTTCTTCTGAAGATGGGGGGATGGAACATTCTGGAAGATGCTCAACCGGTAAACAAACTATTATCGTGGATCCCGATCAGGCGCAACAGAATCGAGAATCAACTGTTTTGCACGAGATCATCGAGGCCCTAAATGGACATCTGGAGCTAAATCTTGAACATCGAGCAGTCGCTTCACTGGAGGCGGGTCTATATCAGGCGCTTCGAGATATTGGTATGGATATGTCTCAATTGCTTAATGAGGCCGAGAAAAGCAATGTATAATTTCCAACTTGGAGGAATAAAATGAGCAATAAGGCGCAAGGCCCAGATATTTCCTATTACGATGGTTCTTTTGATCCAGCTAAGGCAACTGAGCAAATAGACTTCGTAATCCAGCGCATCAGCTATGGGGGATATAATGGCGGGGTTTACGAAGATCCCGCATATCGCAAAATGTATCCGGCTGTTGCGAGAGTTCCAGTCAGGGGTGGCTATCACTATTTTTCTACTTCCTCAGAATGGAAGAGGCAGGCAGACTTTTTCCTTGCCAGCCTTCACGACAAAGACTTCCACTTTCTTGCCCTGGACTTCGAGAGTGCATTCAATCAACTTTCTGCTGGCGCATCTTATAATTGCGACCAGTGGATGAGTTATGTTCAAAAAGAGACCAGCAAGAGAGTCCTCTTCTATACCAACCTCTCATTGTATAATTTGTATGGATACCACTATTGTTCTAAGTGGCCTCTCTGGTTGGCCTGGTATCGCTTTTGGCCCTGGTGTTCGCCAGATAAACCCATTGCCTTGCCAAAAAAACGCACCTCGGGCCAATGGTCATTTTGGCAGTGGCAGTGCGAAATAAATAAACCTCCATTTGTCAATACTTCCAGACAATGGGGTTGTAGCGCCAATGCAATCGATTTGAACGTCTATAATGGTACTCCCGCGGAAATGTTGGCCTGGGTCAATGGCCCCATTTCTCCATCGCCAACGTCCGCCCCAACAGAAAAGAGGGGCCGTGTTATTGTTGGCGGTCTTCGTCTCAGAGATAATCCTCTGGGCAATATTATTGGCCGTTTACCCTATATGACAATCGTGACAATCCTAGAAACTTCTACCATTGGCCCAATTACATGGGCGAGAGTTGGTGATAGGCAATGGGCAGCAATGATCAACAGTGGCACAATATATATCGAGGAACTATAAAAGGATGATCCTCGACAAACGAGTGGTGATGGATATAGATGGAGTGGTGGCAGACTACGAAAGAGCATTTTGCCTTACTTTTGGTTTTGATAAGCGAGAGTTCTTTTCTCTAGAGAAGCGTTATCCCAATAAACTCATCGAGATTAGGCAATTCGGCAATTCGCCTTCGACATATCGCAACCTAGAAGTTCTCCAACTTGGAAAACAAGTTTACAATAGCCTGATCGATAAAGGATTTTCGGTTTGGTTTGTGACTTCCAGGCCATTTGCTCTAGTTGATGTTACCAAAATATGGTTAGGGCAGAATGGCTTTGACCGAGGCGCTCTCGTAGTAGCCGAAATGTACAAAATAAATGTTATACTTGAGCTACGGCCAATTCTTATCGTTGAAGATGACAGTTTACTTGCCCTGAGGGTCATTCTTGGAGATATTCCAGCGCTTCTGGTAGACCAGCCCTGGAACAGGAAAAGTTCGGTACCCCGTTTCTCGAATCTTGACAAGTTCGATAGAGAGCTAGAGGCCATATTAAGCATGAGGCAAAAATGAAAATTGGAACACTATTCACAAAAGATGACATCCTTCGGGGGATAACTTCTCAAAATATCCAACAGTTTGCTAATTACGGGATAGATTTCATTATCGTTGACATTGATCCCAGTAAGGATTTCAATGACATTGAAAGGATTGTTGGAGAAATACAGGGAAATAAGATGGAAGCAGACCTTATCTTTTCTCCAACTTGGAGGAATCAATTAGTCAACCTGGTCCCGACCATCGAGTTAGTGCAAAAAATGCACATACTCCGCATTTTTGTGCGAATTTACGAAGGTGGCAGCACAAATCCTGATAATATTGTTGAAATTCTTACTCGGTTCGTGGCTGCCATTGACTACCCATTGAAAATTTGTATTTATGGAGCCCTCACAAGTCCAAATATGCCAACTACGGCGCTTGGACGTGTTTTTATAGGACTTCAAAAACGGATTGGCGCCGAGAATCTTTTCTTTTCGCCTCTTTTATCGTGGAAAACGCTTGGCCAATCGAATAAACGCGGATACAAGCAGACTCCGGGTGTTTTTATTGGCGGTTGCTCCGAAGGCGAACTAACAACCACCCTAGACACTCTTGACAAAGTCTACAATGAGGCGTTTCTGTTTCCTTATATGTCTATTCTTGGTCACCCCATCAAAGACACAATGGAAATTGGCAATACGATGGTTTGTATCCGTTCTACCGCCATTCGTTCAAGTCCCTCGATGGGGGCTTCTATTCTGGGCCGCCTGAAAGAGGGCGATAGGGTAAATATCCTAGAAATACTAGAGACAGATCGCAGAATGTTTGGTAAAATTGAAGACGGTTGGATCATTATCTCGATTGGTTCTGAGGCCAACCTGAAAGAAATCTAATAGGAGACAGAAAATGAATACAAGATTAAGAAGTAGATCGTCAATAGACAGGAAGAAGAAAGAATCAATTCGGGACGTCGTGGGCGTAATAAATGATCAGGGTTGGCGTCGAGGGGTGCTATTAGCAATCGATGGTATGAACTCGGGCCTAAAAGGTTTCGGCATTATTGGCGGAGTCCTCCTGGCTTCTTTGGCCGATTGGGTTCTCGGGGCTATCACACTTCAATATTTTTTCACAACGGGTGTGCCTTTCGGAAGCTGGATAATTCCCCCCGAGGCGATTGCTTGGGCAATATCTTTTGCCGCCTGGGGTATTCAGTTGCTGATCTGGGACGTGATTATCTCTGGTAGTTATAGTGTCGCGTCGAAGCTTTTTCTTATCGTGGGTGTATTATTCTTTGTGGTGCCAGATACGATCATAGACAGCACCTCGATCTACTTCTTGACAGCCGGGGCAAATCCGATGAAGGATATAATGCCGCCTTCCGTTTTCTCGATGTTGTTCTATTCGGCGCTGATCATTATTATCATGCTGACCGGGGGCGCGGAGTTTTATATCGCGAATGCGCTAAAGGCTTTTCGCATACCAACGAAAGAAGAGGAAGAGCCACGCTCGTTTCTTTATCCTCCTTCTTCTGTGAATTCAGTTAGGCCGCTCCGGGCAAATCCACGATCAATTGCCCCACAAACAGATGAAGAACTGTAAAAAACCAGGTATTTAGGAGACTCAAATGCCAAGAGACACACTATCAACTACTCCAGGGAAGATTATAGATGATAAAAACCGCGCCGAATTTGATCGCCGGGAAACAGTGATTTGTTTTCTATCTCATAAGATAAGTCCTGTTTGTCTTGAGGCGCAGGTAAATAAATTTGTCTATATATTCGATAGAACTGAGATAGAACCGATACGCAATGAAATGATTGCCAATCGGCCAATGCCAGTAGACTTCAATGACGTTATATTGGCGCTTGAAAATTGGGCGAATGCCAACGCGCTCTTCCGTGACTGGCAACGGAGTCGCTAATGTCGCAATTGTATTCCCTGTCTCCTGCCGAGGTGGAGATACTATCTGCCTCGGCCTCCAATCCTAATATCTTCTTTGATTATTTCTTTCGGAAGCCCGGGCAGGAACACGGGTGGTTACTGGATCACAATTTCGAGGAAGAGGGAAAATGGCAAGAAGAATTCTGCATGGCAAGTCAATCATTTATTATAGCTATCTGCGGAATAGCAAGCGGCAAAACATTAGGCACAATTATGTCTGCCGCCTATCACTCTGTCCTATCACAGTATTTTAAGTTCATGAATGTCGCACCGACAGCCAGACAATCTATGTTCATGTATCAAATGCTATTAGATCAAGCAGAGGGAACCCCATTCGAAAAGCTGATTATATCTAGCCCAAAACGACCATATCCACAAATTGCTCTGGAGTTTATGATTGGCAACAAGAAACATTCAGCAATAATGGAAATGACTTCACTGGGAGAAAGTGGCGATGCCACGCATATTTTCTCCTATCGAGGTGACTGGATTAACTTGGAAGAAGCTGGTCAAATGAGTGGGCTTGGAGAGATTGTTACAAACCTGGTCACTCGTCTTACCGGCAGCACCGCAGAAAACAGGCCATATCTAGGAAGATTGTCTATTATCTCGAACCCCTGGGATAATCCCGAACTATGGCAACTTTATGACATGGCGTTTGCTGACAAAGAAGACGGTTTGGTATTCAATATTGATACTAAATATAATAAAAACACCACAGAAAAACAGGTGAAGTTCGCCCTGAAGATGATACCCAAGGATCAACATAAGCGTTTCATGACTGGTGATCGCCCAGAGGGAAAGGGTAGTTATTTCCCATCAATAATTGTTGAACCATGTGCTGATATTGGTCAATCCGAGATTATTCTAAATGCAATTGCCAATAAAGAGGCTGGTTATGAGATGGAAACATTGCCACATATGGGCGCATTTTATATCAAACAGCCTCGTAAAAATGACCACCAGTATTTTCTTATTGGGGATCCCGGGACCGGCGTTGCGCCGTCTAGGAATGCTCCTTGCATCATCGTCTTTGATGTCACAGAAGCGCCAATGACCAGTAGAATTGTCGCTTTTTGGTGGGGCAATGGCGGCGGTTCTATTATGCCATTTGTAACTCGCCTTGTGGAGTGGGTGGACTTCTACGGGCCCATCCTGGCGGCAGTAGATAATACAGGGCCTCAAAAGAGTACGGCAGAACTGATCAGCACTGACTATATCTATGATAAGAATAAATCAGTGGCATCAATAGTTGGCCTAGACTTCTCCGGTTCAAAGCGATACAGCTATTTGGTTGCCCTGCGGCTCTCATTGGAGGGACATATGATTTCATGGCCGTCCATCTGTACGGGAATCGCATCACAACTCAAGAGCTATGATCCGATACAGGATAAAATTCTCAACGGCAGACTTGCCCAGGATATTGTAGCCACTCTTGCCATGGGTATGTTCTCTATTCGGGCATATTATGGTGTATTTAGTATCAACAATGAAGAAAAAGACGAAAAAAAAGAAGAATTTGTGCGTCTCGCCCGGCGTTCTTCCAGGGGCAGTCAAAGACGCAGGGGGCGCGAGGCGTTGCCCAACGCAAGATGAAATATGATATACTTTGACAAAGGAAGCAAGAAATGAAGCAAGCTATTCTTCATAGGTATCTGTTAATTAGGGCCTTTCTCCAAAGGAGACTAGCACGAAAGGCTACGGCACTTGGCATGAAACTCTCACGAGCAGCCGATAAGATAGAACTGGACCTTGTCCTCGTCTCACATGGCGGTATCCCGCCTTTGCAAGAACGCGAGAGACGAAATATTGACAGGGATCAGAGAAAAGGAAGATAATATGGCAAGCACACTAGCAAGAGGCAAGGTGGCGCAGTTATGGTGCGCCACAGAGACAGATTCTCTCGTATTAAATCCAATCCTTGCGGAGAAGTTCGCGGAGTTACTGGATGAATATATTGAGGCTCTTCAATGGTGCGGCGGCAACGTTGATTTCTGCCCTAATGGTATAGCCAGAATGGGTTGGGTAAAAATCTGCCAACCGCTACTCAATCTATAAATTCCAACTTGGAGAAAATGATTTGACTTTTTAGAGAATACACTGTACAATTAGAATAGACAAGATCAAGAAGAGAGCAAACTAGATGATAGAAATTCATCCTGCTCTCTTTTTGATTCTATGTCTATATCATTCGGTTTCAATGCTCCGTTTAGCCTCCAGGACGTTCCGGGTTTTCCATATACTTATTATGTGGATCAACTGGATGCGTACAACGTTTTAGAGTCGTGGTACTCTGGGGAAATACTCGATGAGTACATAATAGACCAAGCTTCTAAGAAACAAATTGACAAGTATCCTATTAAGATCAATCCCTTGAAGGGAACTTGCGAAAGACACACTTCTGCGTTGTTCGGACAGACACTCGACAGTATCCGCTATGGGGGTATGCCGGTGAGAATACTAGCAGATGTCGAGAAGGGGAAGAAAAAAATTGGCAAGGTTGTAGAGAAAGCATTGCAACAGATTTGGACTGATAATGGCGGCGGTTCTCTGTTCGTTTCAAATGGGATTCTTTCTCAATATCTAAGAGGTTGTGTCTTTACCGCAAATTGGCTGCCCCTAGAGAATAGAATTGGCATTTTTAATCCGGCCCCGAGTGAGTTTGTCGGATTTCCCAAAGGAACAAACTACTGGGACCTCAGGGAAGCATGGATTGTTAGGGAGATCGCCAAAGAGGATGTTAGGTCTTATAGGGTAGATGGCGGCATTAGCGAGAACGATAATAAATTCTATTACCTAGAACATTGGACAGAAGCCGAATACGAAGTCTCGATAAATGGGAGGACACTTCTCTTCGACGATGATAGTCCTCAAAAAGGTGCGAATGTATTTGGTATAGTGCCAATGACCTACATTCCACACATTCGTATCAAGAGCTTTCTTGGTACTTCTCTTATTACAGAGATGATAAAGGGGATCGTTCGAGAAATGAACCTGCGCTGGGCCGATACCGGTGATGCAGTCAGCGATGATAGTCACCAACCTATTGCAATGCGCAATATCAGAGGGGCTATCAAGGTCGAGAATATAGATGATCGCCCGGTAATAAACCTGGGTGGAACCACTGGCCTCGCCGGGAATGAGGCTGGCCCAGATTTGTTCTCGGTGTCACTGAAAACAGCCTCAGATGTGATGCTGAAACTTGGCGGCGAGTTGTACAATCTCTATCGCCGTGAAGCAGATCATCCAGCAGTCGCAGACGGAGAAGATGAGGGATCGCAACGCTCGTCCCTGACAATTTCTACCAGAATGTGGCCGCTGGTCTCACACGCAGAGATGGAACGCATATTCTGGACTGCCGGTCTGACAAAGTTCTCGAAGATCCTCTTGAAGATGATGGCCGTCAAAGGAATCAACGATGTCAAAGAGGAACATACCGAGACGCCATTGATCATCTCTTGGGCGCCAATGCTGCCAGTTGACCGTACAGCGCTTATCAACGAGGTTGGTATTCGCTCCAAGTATAAACTTGGAAGCCAGGAACATCTGATGTCTTTATTTGGCGATGTCCCTAATATTGATGAAGAAATGGATAAGATAAGAGAAGAACAAGCCGCCATGCCCAAATCGCAACCGCTTGGAGGCAATATATCAGACAATAGCAAAAAGCTGGGCATTCACAAAGACACGAAGCCGGTAAAGGTCAAGAAGGAGTAACTATGGCTGCGAAAGTTACCGCAAAGGATCGAAAGGAACACAGCGCTGTTGGCGGAGGTCGTTTCCCTATCGCTACAAAGCAACAGGCCATTTCAGCGCTGAAGCTGCGAGGTCATGCCCGCTCGAAAGAGGAGCGCAGGACAATAATTCGCAAAGCTGCTAAATTTGTACCCGCCATGGCAAAAAAGGCGTGGGATGAGGACAAAAAGGCAGGTTTGATCTAATGGAAGATGCAAAAGTTGTGGTTGAACTAAGGAAAGAACACGGCTTTTACTTTATTGGGTCCCGACTTCTCGCCAATGGCAAAAATTTGCCAACCCGTTTCCTGCATATTGATCTTGACCAGGAAGGCGTAGAAGTCCTAAATATATCTATTCCGCTTCGTTATGTTGAACTCAAGATAATTGAAGCTGAATAAGAACCTTACTAGGAGAAATAACATGTTTAGAACTTCCCCGACCCTTGATGGGGACTCGGGCGCCGGTGGTGGAAGCACCACTCCGCCCGACAATTCCGATCAACAGGACTACAAAAAACTATACGAGAATGCGCAGGCCAGGCACCAGAAGGAACTTGATGCCGCCGAGAAGCGGCGTGCTGGCCTACAGCAGACATACCAGACAGAACAAGATGCTCACAAGACGACCAAGACAGAACTTGAACAACTCAAAAGCGGATTTGCTACCCTGACTAGCGAGAAAGATGATCTCCAGACAAATTTCTCCAAGTTGGAAACGGAGAAGTCGGAGTACGAGATCGAACTGGAGACATTGCGCCGTAAGGAAAAGAGAGCCGGGCTTATCTTCAGGAAGTATCCCGAGCTTGCTCCTTTCGAGGCCGATGGATTGCTCCCGGAAGCCGAAGAAGAAAAACTCGATGAGACTTTCGGCCTTTTCCTGGAAAAACTAGGCGTCGTCAAAGAGAAGGGCAAAGAGGAATTTGGCAAAGGTGGTACAGGAACACCTCCTCCAGCAAAGATTCCTGAGTCCGAAGGCCCTAAGGCGCTTTTGCAGCAGGCATACGCCTCTGTATCAAAGGGTGACCTAAAAGGCTACAATGAGTTTTATGACAAGTATCTGAAGGCCGTTGAGAAGCAAAAATCCTAATCCACTTGCAATTTTTGGAGGTGCCTCATGGCATTTGAAGATTATTATAACAATAACCCAATATCTGTAATCGATACCAATAACTGGGATGAGCGACTGGCTACAGTCGCGATGAACTTCCAGATTGGCCCAACGATCTACACCCCGCTTATCGATTATGTCAATTATTCCCAGCAGTCTGGCGCGCAGAACACCTTTGTGACCGATTTGCTTGAAGGCGATGTTGACAACGATGAGATCTCAACCACCGCGGCCTATATCGATGAACCCGCTGGCATTGACAGTCGCCAGCGCAAGGTTTCTGTGGCCAGGTATGGCGATAAGGTCCAATACTCAAAGTTTTCCACCCCGTTCAATATGTGGCAAATGGGCGGTGGCCGCGATTGGCGTCCTCTCCTGCGCGGCGTCCTAGGCAGCAATGTCCGGCGCAAGCTAGAGATTTTGGCGCGCAATGCGCACTTGGCCGGCCCACGGTCCTATTGGACCTATGCTGGCAGCGCTGCTGACTTCGGCGATCTTAACGAGGGTACCAAGTTCTCGCTGGACGCCGTTAATGGTTGGCGGCTGCGGCTTGGCAACTCCCCGACCCCGCTCATCACGGGTGAGACCGCAAAGATTGCCATCCTTCCACCCGGTTCCATCTATGATTTCCAGGAAAGCTTGGCTGGCGCGGCCACCAATGAAGGCCAAATGTTCCGCGACGCCTCTCTGTATCAAGGCAAGTTGCAGTATGAGGTTGGAACGTATAAGGGTGTTCGTTTCGTGGAATGCCCGAATGACCGCTATGGTCAGAATATGGCCGTTCTCTATAATGCAGGCCCGATTGCGATCCAGGCAGAAGTCTCTGCCGCGATCTCCCGCGGCGATGGTTGTCCAGATCCAGAGAGCGAGAAGGTTGACGATGTTTGGTATGTGGGCCAGAAAGACGTGACTCACTATATCCAACTTGCTAGCGTCACCGATATGTCGGCCTTTGAACTCAACGATCAGGTTTCTCTCCATACTGTTCGCACAGACACTTTCGGCGTTGTCAATGGCTGCGATTTTCGCAGTGGCAAGACCGTTGTTCGCCGCATTGTGGCCATCGATGCCGTAAATAAACGTCTGGCGTTTGACCGCCCAATCATGAAGCCCTATGAGAGTGAAATTGCGACTGGCGTATATGCCTATATAACGAAGGCGACCCATGTCGGTTTCATTCTTGTGGCTGGCGGACGTGGCGGCGTAGTCTGCAATGTCAATACGCCTCTTGCTTTCTATGAGCCTGTGGCCATTGATGACTTCCAGTCAGTCTACCGCTTCGTGTGGGACATTTGGCAGGGCTACAATATCTGGGAGCCTGGCCTCTTTGAGTGCCACTTCTGCGCCGTGTCCTTGCCGAAGCCTGGTGGCATAATTGCTCCGCCCGCTGCTTAAATGGGCAGCTAAACCATAAAGTTTGCGCCAGGGGACTCCCCCTTAAAAGGGGGAGAGGAATGGCGCTCCATCTGATAAGATTTAACATCTGTGATATAGTTTTGACCTTGG